TATTCGAACTGTTGATATGTCAACGTGTTCTGCATCTAAGTCAATCCCAACAAACTCTCCTCCAAACTCTTTAACAGCCATTCCAGTTGAGCCTGAACCCATAAACGGATCCAATACTTTACCACCCGGTGGTGTAACTAACTTGACTAGATAGTGCATTAGTGCAACGGGCTTAACTGTTGGGTGATGGTTGCCAGCTTGATCATCAGCAAACCCAACGTGTCGTTCAGTGCGACTTATCTTTGGACAGTAAAAGAACTTCTGATAACCTTCTATATCACCCATAACATTGTTTGGATAACGACCTTGATCACTTAATGTATTTTCTTGTGTATATGAAGTTTTGCTCTTACCATCAAGTTGACCCATTGTGTTTTGGATGCCCGCACCCGCGTCAACTGGTCGGTTTAATTGGTTAAGTTTATCTGCATTATTTTCGTATGGTAAACGACTTTCCTCGATGTTAAGTGCGCCAGTGCCATACTTCTGCACATTGTCAATACATGATCCTTTAAATGGTTTACGTGCCATAACAATCGGTTCATGTGCTGGCGTGGGGTCTTGTGGTGGGTTGTAAAAGAACTTTTGATGACCCTCAACCTCACCCATAACATTGTTTGGGTAACGGCCACCATTGTGCTGCTTCCAAAGATCATCAGTTACTCGTTCATGGTCAACGCCAGCCCATGCTGTTGATATGTCAACAGATGCAGCCCCAATAAGTTGATCATCAGTTGCTAAACGACTAGCGTCAATGTTAAGTGCGCCAGTGCCATGCTTCTGCACGTTGTCAATACACGGACCTTTAAATGGTTTACGTGCCATAACAATCGGTTCATGTGCTGGCTTAAGTTGAGTCTTCCAACCCTCCCATTGCTTTGCGTCTTCATCAGTGCATACTATGTCTTTATTTCCGTGCTCAAACGACCCTTTGCCCAAATCATCTGAACTAGCACGACCACCCTTAACTGGCGCATTGTGCTCATAGTCTTTAGTTTCTTTAACGCCATTACGCTTTTGGATAGCTTTACCAATGTCTTGGGCTTTTGGAAAGCCACTTGAGTATAACCACATAAGTTGATCGCGTATTTCGAAACCAATTCCTTCTACGTTAGTTGCTAAGTGGTGATATGTTCGTGCTGCGCTGAACGCTAATAAGTGTCCACCTGGCTTAAGCACTCTAAAGCATTCTGTCCAAACTTCGACAGCGCCAGTATTCTTATCCCAATCTTTGCCCAAAAAGGATATCCCATACGGTGGGTCAGTGACTATTGAATCAAAGTGATTGTCTGGATATTTTTTAAGTATTTCGGCTGAGTCGCCAACGTGTAATGTTTTCATTCTATTAATCTCGTCTCTATTAGTCTATAATACCATTAAATGTTTAACCATTGTTTAAAGCACATTGCAGTGCGTTGCATTCATGGTTAAACAATGGTTGTAATCTTTTTCTATTTAACTACCGTGAGTGGTAGTAAGCTATACGTTAATTGCAAAGTGAGCTTTAGCGGACCATATTTCAGCAATAACATCAGCCATTGCGCCACGCTCAAGTATTGATTCGGTAAATGGTAATGAGTCTGCGTTCACTACCTTTCGATCCGTTCGATCAGTTCGTTTGGTAAACTTAATGTCACTTACTATGATACCATAATAAACACCATCAATGCTAGCGTCCATAACATCAAGTATCTCTATCCAATTCTTAAAGTTATCAAACGATTCTTCAACGTATGTTATAACTTCTTCATGTGTCTTAATGTTCATAAGTCCAATGTGATAACAATAGCTGTCACTATGCAATTTGGATTCTTTACAAGCTGAGGTTGTTACCAACCATACATCTTTATTCTTCTTTACTGACATTTGGGTTCTCCTTTTAGTCTTTCTTTGGAAATAATGTTACTTGGCCGCAATCAACAACCTGGGTTACTTTTGATACAGTTGAGTCATCCATATCAAACGCTGATTCTTTATAATACTTCTTTACTAAGTTGTTAGCTTTATAAAGTGTGTCACATGGGGTGTCAACTGCGTTATATCGAACAACATAAGTTTTGCTGTTGCGCTGGCCTGTTTCCCAAATAGTTGCTATTGAACGATCCAATAGTCCTTTAGTTAATATCTTCTTCATCTAACTCTCCTTCTATCCACGGTAATGGTTCTTTGTCGCCTGAGTTGCCACCATCATCGGACATACCCAAGTAGTTTTTGGACAACCATATCTGCATAGTTGCGTTATTGTTTTGAATCGCGTTGGTAAGCATTGCTTGTCTCAAGCTTTGCTTCATTAACTCGCGACCTTTTATTAGTTCTACGCTAAAGTTGTATCGAAGTGTGTTGCCAGTTATTCCAAACCAGTCACATATTTCGGTGTCTTTACAACCCATAGCTGCTAGTTTGGTTATTTCGTTGGGTGGGATAATTACCTTATCGCGCCCAACAGCAACACCCTGGACTACTTTATCAGTCAACTTTCGTTCGGTGCTTTTATTACTTTTCTGTGTCATAATACTATTTAACCGTTTTGTTAAGTTTTGGACCTAGAAGCTTATCCAAATAAAATTCTAGTAGTTGTTCAGTTATGATTCCTTTTTTCTGTCTAGTGCTGAATGTATGCTTGTAAAACTCAACACCATTACTTGTTTGACGTAACGCTTTATTGGACGCTGGGATCATATCGTTTTCGTATGTTAACAAATAATATGTGCCACCCGACAGCATTAACTGATATGTTGGGTCAAACTTACCCGTTTCCATATTTGCTGGGGTCCAATAGCGTGGCAGCTTCTTTAAGCCTTTAGAATCATATGCAAATAGTGTTTTGAGTTTATCTCTAAATCTATTTTGCTTCTCCGTAAATACATTGTTGTCCTGATCCAAAAATATTGTTCTATATACTGTTTCAGTTGTGTTGTCTTCATATACACGTTTATACACCAACGTAAACATATCTTTGTCGTTGGGTATTGACTCGCGTATTTCGGGACTACTAACACTAATATGTTTACGTTCTTTGCGTGTTGTTAATTCATCACGCATACGTTCGATGTTTGGGTCTCTCTCAAAAGAATGATTCGTCATATGCTGATACCTCCGATGCTTTTGCTCTAGCGTGTTGCGCTACTGCGCCTTGTTTAATTTGCCCGTCACTAAGTGAGTCTGGGTCTAGTTGTGCTTCATACATTATCTTACCTAAATATAATCTTACAAAAAATTGATTGTTACTGTGTTGTATCAAGCCAGCTGCTGATGGCACAGTTTGACCTTTAGTTTGTCCACTAAAATACCCTTTGGATATACGTGGCTCCAGCCCAATTTGTTTTGCTTCGTTGTAAAAGTCTTTGTAGTTGTTTTTTGCTACTTGAAAGTATTCCCAAAGCTCAACGTCCATTCTATTCTTGCCAGTGCTGAATATAGATAGTGTTTTAGTTTGGTTGCCTTTGAATGAATAGTTAATGCGCTTACCACCTTTTGACTTGTTAGCCAATACTGATAATGTATAACCTTCTGTGTTTTTGAATAGTGTGATGAGTATTTCATCGATAGATTTAGACATAGTTTATTTCTCCGTTTTTACATTGCCACTGTTATTTATGCGATTGACAGAAAAAGAGGTCTCTTAACTGGCATTATATTATAACGACCCGTGTAGTCGCAACGTAGTTGCTCAGCCTTGGCTGTATTAATTGTTGAGCCTTGGCGAGATACTTTTATTGTTTACTTTGAGAGAGCACGAATGCGATCGTTTAACTTTGAGCGTCTGCGACTTAATGTTTAACTTTGAGCCCTGGCGAGTATTCATTGGCGTGTTACTTATATAGAGAGATGACGAAAGTCAATAACAGCCATTGACGAAGTCAATTGCGATGGTGTTACTTAGATTTTCTCAAAAATCGTGTATTACTTCGTATTAATGTATTACTTGTATTACTTGTAGTATAATGCCAGTGATTGTATTCTTAAAAATCGTGTATTACTTCGTATTAATGTATTACTTGTATTACTTGTAGTATAATGCCAGTAAATTATTAAGCTAATCAAAAATCGGTTAAAAAAGGTCTAATTGAGGCGGTTTTCTTTTAAAAGAGATAAATACATTTGAATGCAGCAAATACTTATTTTCATTGCCAATGTTATAAACTCCGTTTGCTGCATTCACCCGCATACTGACATTTGCGGTTCCCCCGAGTAGTTTAGCTGTTTATGTGGGCTGTCATCCTAGTTTACCTCCTAGCTACTCATTAAACACCCTTTGCTTAACAGTGAGGGGTTTTTTTTGACTAACCGCCCAAGTTCATAAGCAATACAACTATAGTTGATAACAAGCCTGCTACAATGGTGCCAGTTGACCCAATAATAACTCTAATCATTGACTTATTACCGGTTGATATTTCCGTATGAATAACTTCGACTTTTGCTTCAATTGCGTCAAGTCGGCGATCTAATGCTTTATATCTTTCTTGACATACTGATACATGGACTGCTAAGTTTTCATCTTCTGTGTTGTTTATCATATTATTATTATTTCTGTGTAAGTTGCTCTTCATGTTATTTCTGCTTTAGTTGTTGTCTAACACTATATGTGGATTTGTGCTTAAAAACTCCAGTGTTCGGGTCTTTAAACATAACGCATTTATTACAACGCTCTAACCAAAACGATGGTTCGCGCTCACTTGCTTTAAGCCAACGCTTTTTAACAACTCGTCCTTCGACCATTTTGCCACAAGCATCGCATTCTTGCTCACAATGCTTAACCTCAACAAAGAATTGATCACCTGGATCTTTTTCTGATCTGAATTGATAAAACTCAACGCGACTCTTAACGTCTTCGGGCATTATATCAACGAGCTTTTGTATATGCTCGTTGTCGTCGCCGTTTCTATAAACCTTTCGATCTCTTCTTAATTTATCAACCATATCTGTCCTTTACATCTATCTTAAACTTTCTACTGTCTGTTAACAAGTTAGCTGTTACAATAACAACTGATGCAACATAAGTTTTGCTTACTTGACCGCCACTTAATTCGACATAAGTTAAGTTGGAAGTGAAATTACTTGACTCAATTACAATCGCTGATGGGTCGTTTCGTCGTGCTACTACTGTCCACGTTGCGCTTGTGATAACGTCGCCGCCCTCTAGCCAGTTAGTCCAATCAAGTGTGTAAATTAATTGAGCTGCTGGGTCTTTTGTTATATACAAGCCCGAAGTTGTTTCTTCAAACCCGTTTCTGTTAATTTGATTAGTAATCATTTACTTTCTCCTAATTATATTTATTCGCTGTTCATTGGGTATGAAATACGAGCGTGTTTCGTTTACAATACTAAACGTTCTAGTTTCTTTGGGCACTTTATAAACTATAAATTCTATTACAACTGAACTTACTGCTGCACTTACAGTAAACTCAGCGTTCATGTTGCTAGACGCCGTTCCTGTTGAATTAGCCGTCCCTAGCAGCGAGATCTCTGGTAGCAATACACTAGCACCACTATAAAATGCAATTGGCGTAACTACCATTGTAGCTGTTGTGTTTAATGGCACAAATATGTTAGTAAGCACATCGCCAAAGCAATCAACTGTTGATACTGTGTTAAATGTAGCATTAACAACTACAATGGCACTTGCGTCAATTACAATGGTGCTTACTGTGCTTAATGCAATAGTAGCTGGCTCTATCTCACCAATAATAACATCTAGTGAGCTAACTGAGCTTAATGCTGCATCAACTCCAACTAACTTACCGCCGTTAACATCTAATGCACTGCTGCTGTTAAGTGTTGCGCTGTCAACAAATATTGCGTTTATTTGAGATGTAAGTGTAGCGCTTGATACTACTAATGCAGCACTGTCAAATACTGCCGAAACGTTAGCTGCTAGTGTTGATGTAACTGTTAAGTCGGCTGATACAATAGTAATTGAAATATCAATGTCATCTAAAAATGCAGTATCAAAGTGACTTAACAATAATATTTCGTTTTCGTGCTGTTCGCTTGTAAACTGATATGGCGCAGTTGGTGGCGTAAAAGATGATACTTCGTCTGGTGTTAGCAGCGTATTGGTAATTAATAATTCGTCAATTTGAATTTTAACTGCTGTTTGACCGCTTTGACCTAAGTCCCCCAATAGTGGCGGTGCTGTTCCGACATACGGTGGTGTGTTGTCGCTTACTGAAGTATCTTGACCTAGTAACAGTTCAATACCGTTATACCAAATCCTTGCGCCAGTTGGTGTTAACTGAAACCTAACATGGTCCCACTCCCCTGGGGTGTAAGCAACACTACTAGCATTTCTTAATTCAAACACACCGTTAATAAACGTCCGAAATAGTATTTGCTGTCTATAACCGTTAAAATACGTGGCTCGGTGAGTAAGTATAAAAATTCCTTCCGACCCAGCCGCACCATCATTATCCCACTTAATAATGTTAACGCCGCCGCCGCCACCGTTGATCTCTGGGAGTTCGTTTTCGTAAACCCAGTAATCAATTGTTTTAATACTTAGAAAGTCGGTCGATGCTTGACTAAACGTTGAGTAGTTTATTCCGTCAAATACTGCTGATCCAGCTCCAAATTTACTTATTGGGGATATTGCTGGAGTGCCAGCAACTGGCACATATATTCTCGGCCTGTCGCCATAATCGTCGTCAGCTTTGTTAAACGATATTGCATCAGCCGTTAAAAAAGCAGCGGCTTGAAGTAAAGCGCTGCTTTGTTGTGTAACTAGATAATCAGCAGTTACGGTAGCCTCAACATTAACTGTTGATTCAGCATCAAATATACCAACACCTTGCATACTTAGATTTACAATATTTTCTAGTGTTGTGCTGAAGCTTGCTACCTTACTAACAGTTGCTAATAAGCTTGATGCTGTGTTTAATTCAGTAACTATGTCAGTGTTAATAATAACACCTATTGTTGCACTAAACGCGTCTGTTAATGCTATGTTGACACCGCGTATACGTGCTGGCACTGCTAACACTGTTGATGTAGCTGATACACTAAAGTCAGCTGACTTAACTATGCCAACGCTTGCTGATGTGCTTGCTGTTGATATTAAATCACTGCCAGCTTCTCGTGTAATGCTTAATGCGCTGTCTAAAGTAAACGAGCTTGATAGCGTTGATGCTAAACTAAGTGTTCGTGTCGCTTGGACGGACACAGATGACACAGATGACACCAGCGCACTGCCAACTATAACCCTTTCGGCAGTAGCTGTTTGGGTAAACTCTGATGTTATAGCCGAGTCAGCAGTTTGTAATTGTCCGAGTGCTGCTGCTACATTAAACGCTGTTGTCTGTGATGAAGCAAAAGGTTTAACAACACCGACTGTCGCACTTGTGCTGAATGCGCTGTCAACAGTTATTACTCCACTGTCTCTTACAACAACGAAGTAGCCTGCTTCTACATATCCTTCTTCAACGTAAAACTGGTCCATAATTTATTCCTTAAAGTGGGTATCTTATTAAAACAATGCCGCTACCGCCGCTACCACCCGTGCTGCTGCCATTCGATTGGTAACTTGCGCCACCGCCACCGCCGCTACCAGTATTGACGGTGGCTGTAGCTCCATTTTGTGATTGATTAAAGTTAGCTTGACCACCGCCACCGCTACCGCTAGATCCAATACCAGCAGCGTATGGTGCGCCAGCACCGCCACCACCGCCTGCAAAAAATCCCGAAGCGCCATGTGTTGTCCCAACAATTAATGTAGCATTATACCCGCTGCCGCCGCTACCGGCGCCACCCGTGCTGCCGCTACCACCCGTGCTAACTGCGCCGCCACCGCCACCAGCTGCACAGTTTCCGCCGTCTCTAAAAGATGATCCGCCAGCCTGTGTGCCGCTACCGCCACTACCTGTCCTTCCCGCCGACGTTGCCGAGGCTCCACTACCACCGGCTAGACCGCCAGTAAATCCATTCCACTGTGAGTTTGGAAATGCTCCGCGCGGAGCGCCGGCGCCGCCTATTGCCGTAAATCCTGCTGCCGAACTAGTGCCGCCATATGCGCCAGCGTCTGACGACGAACCACCGCCGCCACCTCCGGACCCTACAATAATAGTATATGACCCGTCTGCTAAAGATTGTGATGCTTGGTAATTTACCTGTCCGCCACCACCACCACCACCTGTTTGTT